AATTCATCTCACAACGAGCAACTATCAAAAGGAGTAAATAGCATGGCAAGAGCCGTCGCGAAAAAATCCAATGCACAACTTGCAGAGGTACATGACCTGTTTCTGGAGGATGCAGGTTCTGGCGTAGATGATCTGGGTTCAGAAGATCTCGCCATTCCGTTCGTCAAAATCTTACAAAAGATGTCCGACGAACTTGACGACCTCGACAACGCAAAAGCCGGGGATATCATCAACAGTGTTACCAAAGAGGTGACTAAGGGGAAAAACGGCATTCGTGTCATTCCCTGTGCGTACCGTTTGGAGTGGATTGAATGGGAGCCTCGCGGTACAGGAACCGGAGCCCCTTTTGCCATCTATCACACTGGTGATCAGATTCCAGCTACGGAACGGAGCGACGACAACAAAGACATGGTTGTCGATGGTGGGGGCCGTTACCTTGAGCGCACCGCTCAACATTACGTTCTTGTCGTTGATGAGGACGGAATGACCCAGCAAGCGTTGCTGCCCATGAAAGCAACGCAGTTCAAGAAGTCCAAGCAATGGAACTCTGCTATTAAGTCTATCAAGATGAAAGACGGTAATGGCAACCTGTTCACGCCGCCCCGTTTTAGTCATATCTGGAAGATGACGACGGTCTCCGAGGAGAACAAGAACGGGTCCTGGCACGGTTGGCAGATTGAGAAAGACGAGGTCATCTCAGACCCTGATGTCTACGCGGAAGCGAAGCATCTCGCTCAATCCATCCAAGCGGGTGAGGTTAAGGTTCAACATGTGCGTGAAGATGAGGGCTCTACCTCATCTGACGAAGACACGCCGTTCTAACTTAGGGATTGGGGGAGGCTTGTCCTCCCCCACCTTTCCATGACAAAGAACGTAGATAGATTCGCACGGCTATTCCGTGGCTTGAACAAGGCGTATGGCGCGGTGGACTTGACCACCAAGGACGCCAACGGCAAGCAAAAGGGCATTTACAAGATTGTCCGCGAACCACGGACCAAGGCCACGTTCAAATCTCACTTGAAGGGTGAGGTCAGCATAGGCGTTGTTCCGATCAACGAGGACAACGTCTGCATCTGGGGGGCCATCGACATTGACCAATACCCCCTGGATCACGCTCAAATAATTAGAAACATTCTGAAACATAAGCTTCCGCTGGTGGTTTGCCGCAGCAAATCCGGTGGGGCGCACCTGTTCTTATTCTTTAAAGACTTTATCGACGCGGAGAAGGTTCAACTCAAGCTCAAGGAGTTGTCGAGCGAACTAGGCTACGCCGCCAATACGGAAGTGTTTCCAAAGCAGATAAAGCTTCTGGTTGACCGTGGCGATACCGGAAACTTTCTCAACCTACCGTACTTCAAAGAAGACGGAGGTCTGCGCTACGCCTTTAAAGAGGACGGCAGCGCGGCTACGTTGGATGAGTTCCTGGACATGGCCGAGACGGCGGCGATTGATGAGGATCAACTCGACGCGCTGTTGAAGAAGGAAGAGGCTGTTGTTGATGAGGAGATCAAGGACGGCCCGCCCTGCCTACAGGCTTTGATCCGTCAGGGGTTTCCGGAGGGTACGCGCAATAACGGTCTGTTCAACATTGGCGTTTATCTTCGTAAGTCCAGTCCCGACGACTGGGAAAAGAAGATTTTGGAGTACAACCAGAAGGTCTTCGATCCGCCGCTTGATCTCAAAGAGGTCAACATCGTAGCCGATCAGGTGAAGAAGAAGGACTACCAGTACAAGTGCGCGGACCAACCCATCTGCAACTTCTGCAACAAGGACCTCTGCCGGACACGGCGTCACGGCGTGGGTGGTGGGACGAACACCCCGACAGTTGCAAATCTTCGTAAGTATGATAGCGAACCGCCGCTCTGGTTCCTGGATGTCAACGGGTCTCCCGTTGAGCTAGACACAGAGGCCTTACAGAAACAACCGCGCTTTCAAATACTCTGCATGGAGCAGATAAATTTCATGCCGCGCACCATGGCTAAACAAGCCTGGGAGGCTGGCATCAACAACCTCCTCAGTCAGATGATTGAGACCGAAGGTGCGGTCATTTCGACGCCAGAGGATACCAGTCTGCGCGGCCAGTTCTATGACCTCCTTGAAGAGTTTTCGACGCACATGCAAACGGCGGTGGACAAAGAAGAGATCTTGCTTCGCCGCCCATGGACCGATCCCGAGAACAACCGCACCTACTTCCGGCTCAAGGATTTTGAGTCGTTCCTCAAGCGCAACAAGTTTTTTGAGTACCGGTCAAACAAGGTGGCTCAAAGGCTGCGCGACATGGACGGCAGAGCGGAACAGTTTCGCATCAAAGGCCGCACGGTTCGCTGCTGGTCGATACCCGCGTTTGCCAAGATTGAAGAAGAGTTCAGTTCTAAGTTTGAAGATGACGACGTACCATTTTAGGAAGAAACATGACCGTACCAACACCGACACACTGGCAAGTTATGCTGAGAGAGATCCGTCAGGACAAAGGATGGAGCATGAGGGAATTGGCCGAAAGGGCCGGTATGCATGAACGGACTATCTTTGAGTACGAGAACGTAAGAAAGCCTAGAGAGATGTCCATATATAAAGTGGAAAGGATTCTTGCCTCGCTGGGTTACGAAATGGATTTCTTTATGAAGGACCGGGCAGACCGGGTCATTAAGAAGCGCCATCCCGAGGTGTACGAGGCGACTACCGGTGTTTAGGTACTTCGGACCTCCCGGCACCGGCAAGACGACTACTCTTCTTAATCAGGTAGATGGGTTGCTCGCCAACGGAACGTCACCTACGGAAATTGGCTACTTCGCATTTACCCGCAAGGCCGCACATGAGGCTAGAGATCGCGCCGTGTCGCGGTTTGGCCTGGACCCAGAAAAAGACTTTCTATACTTCCGCACACTGCACAGTCTGGCGTTCCTTCTCCTGGGCATGAACAACGCTGAAATCCTTACAGAGGATAAGCTAAAGAAGTTTGGTAAGGCGGTAGGCGTGGACCTGTCCACGAACAACGAGACCGTGCAAGATGAAGGCTTCTCCATATTGAGATCGAACCATCCGATCATGCGTTGCATAGACTTGGCGCGGAACACGCTCCAAGGTCCAGAGTACGCCTACAATTTCTGTGACTTACACATGCCGTATTACGAGTACGAACACGTTTACAAGGAATACAACCGGTTCAAGACCGTCAACGGCCTTAAAGATTTTACCGACATGATGGTTGAGCTTGCGGCGAACGCATCCCTCGTTCCGCACCTGAAGGTTGTTTTTTTAGACGAGGCTCAAGACCTGACGCCTTTGCAGTGGCAAGTGGCTAAAATTCTTAACGACAACAGTGACCGCATGTTTGTTGCTGGCGACGACGACCAGGGCATCTACCGCTGGGCCGGGGCCGACATCGACCAGTTTATCAACCTGTCGAGTGGCTCTGAAGTCTTGGAGCAGTCCTACCGCATTCCGAGGTCCGTACATAGTCTGGCGGACCGCGTGTCCAAAAGGATTACGCACCGGCAGAAAAAGGTTTGGAACCCGCGCAAGGAAGAGGGGTCCGTGTCCCGCATCTATGATCCGCAGAATTTTGACTTTAGCGGAGAGGGGTCTTGGCTGGTTATGGCGCAAGCCAATTATATGCTCGACGGCATTGCCGCAGAGATGAAGTCCACCGGCCAGTTCTTTGAAAGGTATAACCAACCGTCGTTAGGTCAACGGGTGCGGGATGCCATTAGTTCCTGGAATCACATACAGCAGGAAGCCGGTCACGAAATATCGTTGCGCGATGCACAGAATTTATACCGTCATATATCCAGCGGTGAGGGCAAGCTTCAGCGCGGTGCGAAGAAGATGCTGGACGGTGCGAATGATCAGGACACGTTCAGCCTGTCCGTTCTCAGGAAGCATTTTGGTCTGCAAGTCCCGGATACAACCTGGGACGTGGCTCTAGACCGAATACGCGACGAGGACCGGGCGTACATCACGGCGCTGCTCAACCGAGGCGTTAACATATTCCAGAAGCCTACGATCAAACTGTCCACGATTCACGGGTCAAAGGGTGGTGAGGCCGACAACGTCCTTCTGTACCTAGACCTGTCGAGCAAGGCGCTACAGGAAATGGAGCGCAACCCGGACGACGCTCACCGCGTCCTATATGTCGGAATAACCAGAACGAAGAACAACTTGGTTTTGAAAATGCCGGAAGACCAACAGAGGGGTTGGGCAGTATGAAGAGCATAGATCTTAGGGTCATCGTTGAGAGCCCGTACAAGCCAAAAGACAACGTGCTCAACCCTGTAACGGCGTTGCAGGAAAACCTGGAGTACGCCAGACGTTGCATGTTCCATTCAATCGGCATGGGTGAATCGCCGTTTCTGTCGCACCTTCTGTATACGCAAGTTCTGGACGATAACCGGCCCGACGAACGGGAAATGGGTATGTTCCTCGCGAGGTCCTGGTACGACGTGGCCGACATGTGCGCCGTCTATACGGATAAGGGCGTCAGCGAAGGCATGAAGAAGGGCATTGAGTATGCTCGTTATGTAGGAATTCCAGTAGAGGAGAGATCACTTTATGAAGGCGAAGACGATTTTGAATAAGGCCATCAAGCTTGTTGATGGTGACCGAAAAGATACGCATGGAGACATGGTAGAGAACCATGAGAACATAGCGCGTCTATGGAACGGCTACCTGTGGAACGTCGATACGTTAACGGGGTCCGACGTTGCTAACATGATGGAAATACTGAAAGTTGCTAGAAGAAAACTGGGTGCTCTTAATGCTGACGATTATGTGGACGGGGGTGGATACTCCGGCGTTAGCTACGAGTGTAAAATAGCGGAGCTAAAAATTGAAAACAAACATGAAAAAACCAAAGTGGGGCGTAAGAACCGAGTGGGTCCCCGTTGACGACCTACCTGTCACGCCTCGCGACATAAAAGAAATAGCCATCGATCTCGAAACGAAGGACCCAAGGCTCAAGAGCCACGGTCCTGGATGGGCAACCGGCCACGGCGACGTGGTCGGTATAGCCGTGTCCTACGACGGCTTTACCGCATATCTTCCCTTTGGGCATGAAGGCGGTGGTAACCTTGACCGGGGCATTATCCTCAAATGGTTTGAGAAGGAAATCGCCAAGCATCCTTCTGACAAAATATTCTATAACGCCGCCTACGACGTAGGCTGGTTGCACCGTCTGGGCGTCAAACTTGAAGGCCGCATTCTCGACGCGATGTTGGCCGCACCTCTGCTTAATGAAAACCGGTTCAGCTATTCGCTCAACGCGGTGGCCTACGACTACATGGGCGAGATGAAATCCGAAGCGGCACTCAGAGAGGCGGCGCAGGAATTTGGCGTAGACCCAAAGGGCGAACTGTACAAGTTGCCCGCTACGTTCGTTGGTGAGTACGCGGAAGCCGACGCACGGCTCACGCTTCAGTTATGGCAAACGTTCAAGTCCGAGCTTTCCAGAGAAGACCTATGGCAAGTGTTTGACCTGGAGACAGAGGTCCTACCGCTATGCATAGAAATGACTAGGCGCGGCGTCAGGGTAGACCTTGATCAGGCGGAGAGGCTCAAACAGGATCTCCTCAAAGAAGTGAAGAAGATCCTGTCCGGGATTAAGAAGGAAACAGGTATTAGTATAGAACTCTGGGCTGCGGCGTCCATTGCAAAAGTGTTCGACCAACTGGAGATACCCTACGGAAGGACCAAGACCGGACTTCCGTCCTTCACCAAGAACTTCTTGTCTCAGCATGAGCATCCAATAGCCCAGCAGATCGCAGAGGCGAGAGAGTACGACAAAATCGGTAACACGTTCCTGTCCAGCATTTTCCGCTACGCGGAGAAGGACCGCATTCACGGCCACATAAACCAGTTACGGAGTGAGGGCGGCGGCACCGTATCGGGCCGCATAAGCATGTCCAACCCAAACCTTCAGCAAATACCAGCCCGGAACCCTGACATGGCGCGGAAGATACGCGGCTTGTTCTTACCGGAAGAAGGTGAGCAGTGGGCGTCCATGGACTTCGATCAGCAAGAGCCACGTATCCTGGTCCACTTCTCAAGCCTCACGAACAAGGGCTTAACCGGATCCGACGTTTTTGTTGACGCCTATAAAACAAAGCAAAACACCGACTTCCATCAGATGGTTGCCGACATTGCCGAGATCCCTAGAAAACAGGCAAAGACCATTAACCTTGGCATCATGTATGGCATGGGTCAGACCAAACTGGCGGAGCAACTGGACGTGTCCACGGACGAGGCTAAACGGCTCATGCGCCAGTACCATGACGACGTGCCGTTCGTGAAAGAACTTATGGATGCAGTGCAGCGTAAAGTTTCGCACCGCGACAAAGGCGGGTTTGTGAGGTCTCTACTTGGCCGCAAATGCCGATTTGATTTGTGGGAGCCCAACCTGTTTGTTTCG